TTCAAGGAGTGCGCCTCGCTCTTCCGGACTTACGGGCAACGTGTTAATAAAAGTTTTGGTGCTCTCATAAAACTTTCTGGTTTGATATTTTGAAGATCCGACAATGTTCATTCCCAGAAAAGCATTGTAAAAATACGCTGCTGCCGACTTGGTTTCGGTGCTGGTAAGCAAGTGGTCAAATAGGAAGTATCTGTAGTTGTGCTGAAGAAAGAGGCCGTCCTTAGGCGCTTGATAGGATATCTCAACTATTAACCCGATCTTGTATAGTCTTTGGGTTTGGGATAGAAGCATTTTTTTAATAAGGGTCAGACTAACCGATCCGTTTACTTCAACAATGTTAAATCCTTTATCTGTTTCTGCCTTTATGACTGCTATATATGGGTTTTGATTTATTCCGACCTTACCAGCCAAAACAATCAATATTCCGCCCGGCCATTTGGGGTTTGTCTGTGCGTCCGCAAGGTCCTCTGCGATTTTTTTTGATCGAGCTACGAAGTCTACGTCATTTGCTCGGATCATCGCGGCAGCTTTCTGCATGAAAGAGTTTGCGTCTGTTTTCTCTACGTTAATTTCGATGCCGTGAGAAGCGCTCCCCAGCGCCTCAGTCACTCGAACCTGTACAAGATCACGCGAATCAACATCCAATGTAATCAAGTCATCAGATAGTTGCGGAGGAACTAAAACCCCTTCTTTGGTTCGGGGGTTAATCGTATGTGCCACCATTCTTTCGATAGAAAGAGCTTCAAACTCGAACTTGCTCATAATGTCCCTATAGTTTCTGTTGGCTAGTATATTGTTTTAATTATTTGTTGTGTGATTTATAGCTTTGAATATGCAATAGGAAGATGTTCTAGTTATAGTGGGCTCCCATTCCATACATAAAGCACCCGAGCCAAGATATGGGTGTCGTCCACACGAATCTCTTCAATGTCGTGGTGCTTGTTGTCCGAGATCATCTTGAAGCGGTCCTTGCCTTTCTTCTGTAGGCGCTTCACGTACAACATGTCGTCGTGGGAGAAGAGGTAGATGCCGTCCCCGGTGAACTCCCTGATCGTGATGTCGACGAGCAAGGGGTCGCGATCTTTGATCGTCGGCGCCATCGACTGGCCCCATCCGGTGATCATCTTGAGATGGAAGTGCTCTTTGAACGTGACACCCATCTCGCGAAGGTGCTTGGGGCTGACCCTTATGTCCTGAAGCATTTCCGGGAATTCGTGTGGGATCTGCCCGCCACCCATCGCTGCTCGCACATCGTAGTGGGCAATCCATACTTCATCGCCAACCTGACCTGCCCGAGTAAAGTCGACGTTCACTACATTGGTCGACTTCGACTCCAGAGCCACCTCTTCAACTACCTCGGCGATTCGCGCCCGGGCTTCTTCCGACAAGCCCCGGCCATGCTTCGCGAGCATCTGCTTGACCAGATCTACAGATGACTTATTGCCGGCTTTTGGAGCATTCACGACCTTCCGGCTCGGGGGCTCACCCTTGCCAGATAGCAGCCAATCAACCGTCGTGTCATAGCCTTCAGCGATAGCGACAAGATTTTCGTTCTTTATATTGCCGGTATCGCCTGCAAACCACTGACGAACAGCTTCGTAGCTGACCCCGCAGGTGGTCGCTATATCCCTTTTGAATCCTCGCGGCCCGATCTCAGGCTTTCGCGCAAGGACGAGTTTCGTAATCCGGTCAGTAATTTTCATGCAAGCAATCTACAAGTTAGCTTGGCAAGCATGCTTGCTTAGTAAACACAAGCATGCTTGAATTGCCGTATATCCAAAGGAGTCAGCCATGAACCGTGCCGACGCAATTAACCATTTCAAAGGGATCGCGCCCCTCGCCAAGGCACTCGGCATCACATACGAGGCTGTCAGGCAATGGGGTGACGAGATTCCTGAGCTACGTCAGTACCAGCTTGAACTTGTAACTGGCGGCCAATTGAAGGCCGAAAAAAAGAAAACCGCTGCATAAACCGTCCTTGTCATTGATCTGTTGAGCGAATGATCGCTGCACCAAGCGCGCGCTGCCACGGAAACGAATTTGAGGTTTTACGAATGGAAGATTTCTTGAGGGCTTGCCACACCACCATCAAGGAAAGTGGGGCAGAGCAACTGGCCGCGAAAATGTGCTTGGCGCACGTCAGCCTGCTGCAGCGCTCGAACCCAGATAACGCAGCTCATCACCTGACTATCGAGCATCTGTTCGGCGTTCTGCTGCACACCGGCGACATGCGCTCGCTGATTTCACTTGCTGATCGCTTCGGCTTCGAGCTGGTGGCTCGTGAAAAGCCGGCAGCCAAACCGCTGATGGCTGCGCTGGGACTTCTGTCCGCGGAGTGCGGTGATGTTGGTCGATTGATTTTCGATGCAGCGGCTGACAACCACATCAGCCAGCACGAAAAAGCCCAGGGCGAGAAAGCAATCCTTGAGGCAATCGAGGCGCTGCATGTTCTGCGTGAGTCGCTCAAAGCCGCCTGAATCACAGGCATAAAAAAGCCGCCTGGCAGGGCGGCTTAGTACAACTTCATTTCGAGGTGAATAGTGATCAATAACTCGCCAACAGTCAATAGATACGCGGGGGGCGCGACACTTTCCGACAATTCCGAAAACGTGTCTCGACATCTCACAGATAACCAATCCGCCGCGATGAATGCCGCGCTCCTGATTGGCATCCAGTACTCGCCTGAATCCAAGTCTCAATTCCGCCGGGAATGCCTCAATCACTTGAAGGCGTCCCTGGCTCCTGCCCAGGATGTTTCCGCATGAGCACCATCATCATGAGCCTGTGCTGGCCTTTGCAAGGTATGAGTGGCCCGCAGAAAGCTGTCCTGATATCCCTGGCTGACAACGCAAACGACGAGGGTGTTTGCTGGCCTTCGGTAGCTCGAATCGCCGAGCGGACGTGTCTCGCAGAACGGACCGTTCAGGGCGCCATCAAGTGGTTAGGGCAAGCGAGCATTTTGTCTGTCCGCGAGAGGATGGGTCGCTCGACAATGTACACCCTGACCCCGGCAGCATATGCACCCCCGCAAGACATGCACCCCGCAGCAGATGCACCGCCACCCCCGCAGCTCACGACAAAAACCCCCGCAGCAGCTGCACCCAGAACCGTAATAGAACCATCAAGTGAACCATCACCCCTCGGCGGTGATAAGCCGCCCCAGAAAATCTCGAAGCCGAAATGCCCGTCACAGGCAATCGTCGACCTGTTCAACAAAACACTTCCTGGCCTCCCTCAGGTAGCGATGCTGACCAAGGACCGGGTCACAAAGATTTCTGCTCGCTGGAACGACAGCGCGGTTCACCAGGACTTGGGTTTTTGGGCTGAGTTCTTCGAGTTGGTTGGCTCGAGCCCCTTTCTGATGGGGGAGGGTGAAGGCAGGGACGGCGCCAAGCCTTTCCGGGCCACGTTCGACTGGCTGATCAAGCCGAGCAATTTCGTGAAGGTTGTCGAGGGTAATTACAATGCGTGATCCATACAGCCTTGAGGCCGAGCACGGTGTGTTGGGGGCGATGTTCCTGCGCCCGGAATTGATCGACTTGCTCAGTGCCGACCTGGCGGTCGAGGATTTTTACTACGAGGACAACGCCGCAATCTATCGCGGCATTTTGGACTTGCACGGTGCTGGCCAGCCGGTCGATATCGTGACTATCGGCGCTCGTATCGGTGACCTGCCTTGCGGCTCCCCCGCCTTCGCTTACGCCGCCGAGATCGCACGCAACACCCCCAGCGTTGCGAATGCTGCCTCCTATGCAGGCACCGTCCGCGAGCGAAGCCTGGATAGATCGCTGATTGAATTGAGCGTTCGGATCAACGACATCGCTTACGGCGACCAGCCCACGGCGGACAAGGTTGCAGCTGTGCAGGCCGAAGCCCAGGCAGTCGACAGTCAGTCGGCCACTTCCGAGGTGATCAAGGCCGAGGACATCCTTGACGATTACATCGAGGTGCTACAGGCCAGGGCTGATCGGGGGGAGGGTATCGACGGCTTGTCCACCGGCATCGCCGATTTGGACGAGAAGCTCCAAGGGTTGAAGCCCGGCCAGTTGATCATCATCGCGGGCCGTCCAGCCATGGGGAAAACCACTTTGGCCATGAACATCGCGTCCAATGCCGCTATTCGCGAGGGCAAGAGTGTGATGGCGTTCAGTCTCGAAATGGATAACACCGGCCTGATGGACCGTTTCATGGCGTCTGAAGGACGCATACCGCTGCAATTGATCAAGAACGGCAAAGCCCCACACGACTATGGCGCTGAGCTGATGAGCGCTGCAGGAAAGCTCAAAAACTCCAATCTGTACCTTTCGGACCGTGCATCGATGTCGATGAATCGGATGCGCGCTGCTGCGCGTCGTCACAAGCGCCGATACGGCCTGGATCTGATGGTGATCGACTACCTGCAGTTGGTCGACTCCGACTCACGCACGTTCAGTCGCGAGCAAGAAGTCAGCCATATGACGCGCACCGCGAAGCTCATGGCTCGCGAGTTGGGCATCCCGGTGATCCTGCTCAGTCAGCTTTCCCGTAAATGCGAAGAGCGCCCTAACAAACGTCCGCTGTGTTCTGACCTGCGCGAATCCGGCGCCATTGAGCAGGACGCGGACATCATCCTTTTCGTGTATCGCGACGAGGTTTATCACGAGCACTCGGAAGCGAAGGGCATTGCCGAAATCATCATTGGCAAGGGCCGAGACATTGCCGGCGGCACCGTTCGCGCTGCCTTCCTCGGGCAGTACAGCCGATTCGAACAACTGGCTTCGGGATGGGTTGAGCCGTCCAAGCCAGCAAAAGTCACCAGCATGGCTGACCGCTACAAAACAAAGGAAAATTTCTGATGGCTGAGCCTCGCCTTGCCGTTCCGGCACCCACCGAGTACCGCTATGCGGTGTTTTGCTGTTCTTCCAAGCTGGACCTTGGAAGCGCACCAGATCATGCCTTAGCGTTGTTTTTTGATAAGGCCATGGCGATTCGATACGGCGGATGGATGTGGCCGTCGACGTTTGAGGTGATCGACCTTCTTGACCCGGAGGAGGGCGCGTTTTGAGTACCCAAATCAAAACCCTGACGGTGAAGCTGTCGGATGCCGAGATTGTCCGCAACGCCAAGATCGAGCATGTGCGTGACCTGCGCGATGCTGGCCACCCTGCGCTGCACTTTCGTTTTTCCAAGAACCGCGCGCGCGGCTCCTGGTACTTGCTCAACAAGCGTCAATGGCACCGTATTGGCGCCTTTCCCGATCTGAACACCAAGCAGGTGATCGCGGCGCTGCCTGCAGTGCGCCTGCGCGTAGCGGCTGATGGTGCGGCCAGCGTGTCGGGCTGGCTGACCGTCGGCGAGCTGCTCGACTGGTTCGGCGTCCGCATGGCCAAGTCGCGGGCACTGTCTGACAAGCGCCGCGCTGCCATCAAGTCTGCGATCGGCTGCCAGCTCAAGCCGCGGCTGAATGATTTGTTGCTTCGCGAGGTCAACGCCCAGGCCCTTGACCGGTTGCTGATGTGGCCGGTGCAGGCTG